CTTCCAGAGCATCGGCGGGAAGGTGCGCCGCGAAGGCTTCGGTGACGTGCTGTTCTCCAAAAGCCGGGTGAGAAACAGCGTAGTCGGACACGGATCGGGAGAGGCAAAGATCCAACTGGCGGCGGCCGTACCCGGCGTAATAGAAAACGGTGTGCAGATCAACTACACACCGAACTGGAAGGGGAGAGGGTACGACAGCTATGTGTTTGCCGCGCCTGTGACCTATGATGGGAAACAGACCTATGTGACAGCCATCGTGACAAAGGATGATGCGAACCGCTATTATCTGCATGAGGCGCTGGACGCGGAGGGGAATGTGCTTTATAAAAAAGCAGAGGGCTACGACGCCGCCTCCGATAGGCCCACGGCAACACCGCAGGACACTATAGCTGACATCGAGCCCTCTGTTGATAGTATAGCACAGACGGAGGGAGCTGTCAACGAGGTGGAGATGCCGGTGATAGGGGAGAGTGCACCGAGCGCATTTGTGCGGGAGGGCAATATCATCCGGCGGGATACCTCTGAGGCGACGCCGGCAGATGCCATGACGTGGCAGGATGTGTACAACTACGAGAGCCGCAGCGACGCACCGGCAGAGGTGACACAGGAGCCTGTCTCCGCAGCGGACCGGGCGGAGATGGATGCCTATATGGACGCGCTGGCGCAGGATGAGAACATCCTCACAGATGATCCGTACACGCTGGCGGATGCCGTGTATGACGCGCAGCTCCGACGGCTGGCGGAGAGCGAAGCACCTCCGGCAGCAGAACAGGAGCGGGTCCTGCAGGCCGACCTGGACGAGCTGGCCGGCCTGTACGCCGACCAGGCGGACGTGATCGGGCGCAGGGAGTATCTGCAGGACGCTACCTCTGACATGGTCACAGACAGGACCACGCCGAAAAAGCAGAGCAAGCGAGAGGCTGCCCGCGAAGCGTGGGACTTCTTCTACCGGAAGATGGTGGATGCCGGGCACAGCGTCACGAAGCTGTCTGAGGCGGTCAGCGATCCGTACCTCTATCAGTTCTACAACCAGGCACGGGCGTCGTCCTCTGCCGGGGTGAACATGATCACGGATGCCCAGACGGACGTGAGGGGCAGGAAGGTGGGGGACAGCCTCAACGATGTGTTCTCGCCCATCCGCGCAAGAGGGGAGGACCTCTACCACGACTTCCAGCTCTATATGTTCGACCTGCACAACATCGACCGCATGAGCCTGTCCGAGGGCAAGGCGGAAAAGGTGCTGGAGGCTAAGGCGGCGCTGCGCGACTTCGACACCGAAAATCCGGACATCCGGACGGACACCGCCGCCCAGCTCCATCGGCTGACGGAGGATCCGGATCCGGACAGCGCGGCGCTGGCACGTGAGAGGGAGAGGCTGCTGCGGAATTTGGACAAGGCCGAGGCCATCCAGGACAAGCCGGTGTTCGACTATGAATTTTCCGCAGAGGACAGCCGGGCCCGCGCCGAGAAGCTGCTGGCGCAGCACCCGGAGTTCGCGGAGTACCAGGCACAGGTACGGAAGTACATCGACAACATGATGCAGTACCGGGTGGACAGCGGGCTTATGACACAGGAGAACGCGGACTTCCTCAAGGAGTTCTATCCCAACTATGTGCCCACCATGCGCGTGCAGGACAAGGACGCCGCGGGCCGGGGCCGGGATCTGAACGCGGTGCGTATCGGCAAGACAGTGGGCCGCGCACAGGGCGGCACGGAACGCCTGGTGCCGCTGCATGAAGCGCTGGGCAAGCAGACGATGAAGGTCGTGCGTGAGGGCAGTAAAAACCGCTTCGCGGACCGGCTGCTGCGCGACTATCTCCGGACGGGCGACACGGACGCGGTAAACCGCTACGTCAAGGAGGCAAGCCAGTACGAGCATGAGTTCAACCCGGAGACACTGGACGATGCCGCCATCGAGAGGCCCAGCAAGGACAAGATCGTCACGGCCTATATGGATGGCAAGCTGTGGGAAATGACGGTGGACGACACGCTGTTCGATGCCGTGAAAGCGCTGTCGCCGGATACGGCGGAGAGCAACAAGCTGACGCGCATGGCCCGCGGCGCCAACAACCTGTTCAAGTCGCTGGTAACGGGCTACAACCCGACGTTCCTTGCCAGGAACGTGATCCGGGACCTGCAGACTGCGGGACTGAATACGCGGGATGCTGCGGCGTTTGCGCGGAACTATCCGCGGGCACTGGCGGAGATAAAGAACAACGGGGAATACTGGCAGCTCTACAAGGCGCTGGGCGGCGTCTACTCCTCCGTGTTCGACTACACCACCGGCACCGTCAAAGAGCCGAAGGGCCGGATGGGCAAGGTGATGGCGCGAGTAGAGGCGCTGAACATGGCCGCGGAACAGGCACCGCGCCTGGCGGAGTTTATGGGCGTCATGCAGGAGGCGGAGGCCGCGAAGCAGCGGGGCGAAGCGGTAAGCGACCTCGCGGCCGAGGCGGACGCGCTCTACGCCGCCGCGGATATCACCGTAAACTTCGGGCGTGCCGGCTCGCTGGGCAAGGTGCTGAACGCCAACTATGTACCCTTCCTGAACCCCGGCGTGCAGGGGCTTGACAAGCTCGTCCGGCGGGTGACGGAGACCAAGGGCGCAAAGGAGTGGGCCAAGCTGGCGGCGCGGGCCGTGGCGCTGGGCATCGCTCCGTCCCTGCTGAACGCGCTGCTGTACCACGACGATGACGAGTGGGACGATCTGCGGGACAGCGACAAGGACACGAACTATATGTTCAAGCTGGGCAACGGCTACTGGCTGAAGATCCCGAAGGGACGCGAACTGTCCCTGCTGGGCATCACGGCGGACCGCGTGGCGGATGCGGTGAGGGGGGAGGACGTGGACATTCTCTCCACCATCAACACCATGGGCAACCAGGTCGCCCCGGCGAACCCGCTGACCAGCAACATCTTTTCCGCGCTCATCGACTCCCAGCTCCTAAACCCGGACAGTCCGGGGCGGACGTGGTACGGCGGAGACATTGAGAGCCAGCGCCTGCAGAACTACGCACCGGGCGAGCGCTACGACAGCAGTACGGACGTGTTCTCCAAGGCCGTGGGCAAGGCGCTGGGCATCTCGCCGAAAAAGCTGAACTATGTGCTGGATCAGTACAGCGGCGTACTGGGCGATTTCCTCCTGCCGGTGCTGACACCGCAGGCCGAGCGCGGTATGTTTGAAAAGGCCTTCACGGTGGACGCCATGAGCAGCAACCGCGTAAGCGGCGACTTCTACGACGAGGCCAACGAACTGAAGTATGCCAAGAACGCCGGCGACGTTGCATCCGGCGTGGTGAGCCGCTGGTGGAACAAGCAGCAGACCGCCTGTTCCGACCTGTGGAAACAGATCCGCGATGTGGAAGCGTCCACGGAGCTGTCCGACAGTGAGAAAAAGCAGCAGACGCGAGAGCTGAAGGCCATCGTGACCGGCATCCAGAAAAACGCCATCGCGCAGGAAGACGTATTCCGCACCGCTGTGGAAAGTCACCTTGCGGCCGGAGAGGATGAGGACACCGCGTACCGCGAGGCCAATAAGGACTGCTTCGGCGCCGAGTACGCCCTGCAGGTGTACAACAAGGATGTGTACGAGAGAGCGCAGGATGCGAAGGAGAATGGCGTGCCCTATGACGATTTCTATACATACTACTTCGGAACAAAGGGTATCAAGGCCACCGGCACGGAGAGCGCCGTGTCCCAGAAGTTCGACTACCTGCAGCGGTCCGGTATCAGCGAGAAAGCACAGGCGGAAATCTATTTCGCGGACATGGCCAGCGACAAGACGCTGCTCACACAGGCCGAGCTGGAAATGTCTGCGGGGATCACGGCGACGCAGTATTACAACTACAAGGCGGCAACGTCGTCCATGAGCAAGAAGGCCGAGAAGCTGGAGGTCATCGCGGCCATGGATCTGACCTCCGAACAGAAGGATGCACTCTACTACTCGGAAGGGTGGGCCGAGAGCAAGATCTATGAAGCACCGTGGCGCTCCGGCAGATCCGCGGGCGTGTCTATGCCGGTGCTGGGCGGCAGCGGCGTGACCATGCCTGTGCTGGGGAACCAGGGAAGCTCCGGCGTACAGATGCCGGTGCTGGGCGGCGGCACGGTGAAAATGCCGGTGCTGAAGTAAAGAAGGGCGCGAGGCATTCCTCGCGCCCTTTGACTATTCCTTCGCGATTTTGACAAAGGCAAAGTTGACAGCGAGGATGCCGGCGGGTATAATGGGCATATCGTAAATGGGCGGGAGGAACACGTTATGCTGAACGAAAAGGATATGCGGGCAGTATCGGAGCTGGCGGACGAGAAAATCAGCGCATCGGAGAAACGGATATCCGAAATGATCGACGACCGTATCAGCGCGTCGGAACGGCGGATGCAGGTGCTGATTGAGAACACGGTGGCGCCCAAGTTCGATCTCGTGATGGAAGCCCTGGACGGCATCCGAGAGCAGCTCGTACCGCGCTCTCGGGTTGATGACCTTGAAGACGAGGTAAAGTTCCTGAAGGTCGTTGTGCGGCAGATGTCTGAGCGCATGGCCGCGCTGGAAAAGGCTAACTGAATAGAAAAGCCGGAGAGCCTTAGCTCTCCGGCTTTGTGCGTTCATTTTGTAGTCTATTGATGTCCGGGCCACCGGATGGCAACAGACTACGATTATGGGCAAAAATTATTCCAGCATGAGCCGGTAGTGGATGGTCAGGAGGTTCTGCGCCTTGTCCCATGTGATGCGGTCGATGATGGATCGGGCGGCGTTGCAGCGCTGCTCCAGCGAGGCGTCCTCGTTCTCGATGACTGCCAGGGCGTCGCTGATGGCGGAGCGCATGATAGAGACATCACCGGCCCGGCGGTTCTCTGCGGCGGCCGCGGAAAGCTCCTGGTCGATGCGCTGGATCTGTGCCTGTGCGTCCTCCTTCAACTGCCGGTATTCCTCCACGGTATCGATGCCGGCGAGGAAGGCCTCACGAAGGCGCTCCAGACGGCGCTCCAGCGACGCACGCTGCGTCCGAAGGGCGGCGGTGGTATCACCGTCACGCCCGTTGACGCGCAGTACCTCGTAGCTCAGAGGGGCGGACGCCGCGGCGTCCATGTGGAGCCGGTCAAGGATGGCTTTTTTCAGCAGATCGGAGGAAATGTGCTGGGAGGCGCGGCAGCGGCCACGCACATAGTTGTTGCACTTCCAATAATGGGGCTTGGCAAAGATAAGCGTGGAGCCGCAGGAAGCGCAGCGGACCAAGCCGCTGATCCAGTCCTTGTTGCTGCCGAGGGGCCGGGCCTTGTAGGGCATGGCGGCCTTCAGCTGCGCGATGCGCGTCTGCGCCTGCTGGAATGTTTCCTCAGAGACAAGGGGCTCATGCTTGCCGTCGGTCACGATGATATTCGGATCCGCGTAGTCCCGGCGGCTACGGCCGGCGGGGTTCCATCGCAGCTTGCCTATGTACACCGGATTACGGAGGATGTATTCGACGGTCCGGTTTGCGAAGGTGCTGCCGCGGTGCGTCTTGACGCCCATGGAGTTGAGCCACCTTGCGATGGAGTAAAAACCCTCACCGGAAACGAAGCGGGAGAATATCTCCTGCACATATACGGCCTCCTCCGGCACAGGGACCAACACATTGTCGAGGACGGTGTACCCGAAGGACGGCGTGGCCTGCAGCTCGCCACGGCGGTGCTTTTCCTCCATGCCTCGCTTAACGTCCTCGGCCAGGTTGATGGAATAATACTCATCCATGGCCTCAATCATGGACTCCATAATGACGCCCATTTTGCCGTCCTCGATGGGTTCCTTGATGGAGATGACCTCGATCTTCAGCTGCTTGCGGAGGATGGACTTATAGTAAACCGCGTCGTCCCGGTTGCGGGCGAAGCGGGAGAACTTCCACAGGAGGATGGCATCAAAGGGCTTGGGTTTAGTCTTGGCGGTGGCAATGAGCCGGCGGAACTCGTCGCGCCCGGTGACCTTGCGCCCGGACTTCGCCTCGTCCACGAAAACGAACTCGTCCGGGACAAGGTATCCGTTGGCCGCGCCCCACTTGCGTATCTCCACCAGCTGGGAGGCGGGGGAGAGCTCCACCTGATCATCGGTGGAAACGCGGATATAGGCCGCGGCGATTTTCAAGTCAGTCATGCTCGTCACCTCCCGGCTCGTGGTCGATAAAAACGGTGTGGGATCGCTTCGTATACCGGGAAGACATACGAAGCAGACAGTGACCCATGACGCAGGCGGCCGCGATGACCAGAAGCAGAATAAACCACGCGGCAAGCGAGATGTTGCCGCCGATGATAAGTCCCGCATTTGGGAGGCGAAAGTCCCAAATTAGATACCAGACTACAGCAAAGAACATAAGCGAACAGACGGTGATAAGCGAATAGGTACGCCGCGTCAGTTCGGAGCGGAGAGCATCGTTGCTATCCCGCAGGCTGCGGATCTCGCCATTGCGGTCCGCCAGTTCCAGCTCAAGGGCACGGATCCGCTGCTCCAGCTCCGCGCGCTGACGCTCCGCCTCCGGCTTGACCGCGCCGAACATCTCGTCGATGGACAGGTCCAGCACGCGGGCCAGCGCCGCCGCCTGCACGATGGTAACGCCGCCGTTGCCGCTTTGCGCGTTGCGGACGGTGGAGTAGGGAACGCCGGAGCGCTCGGATAATTTTTCGTTGGTGAGGCCGAAGCGGGAACGTGCCATGCGGAATGCTTTGGGGTATGCACGGATGTATGGGGATAACTCGTCAATAACGGACATAGTGCTCCTCCTTACATAAATTACCCATATTGGGTAGCAATTCCCCAAATTGGGCAAATTTTTACCCGAATATAGGTAGGAAAAAATTGAGAAAAAACGCGAATTGTTAAAATAGGGCAGAAATTGTCAGGATAGCTCATTGACTTTTCGTCTACGCCGGCAGCATAATGAATACAGAAGGAAGCAGGAAGCCGGACGTAAAGGGGAGAGAAATGAGTTTAGATGACAGGATACTGGAAAGGTTCCAACTACTGACAGAGGACGAGAAGATCCTCATCCTCGTTGGCTTAATAGAGTCTCTATCTGGGCCAGCAGCAGACGCTTCTGATCCTCGGTCAGACAGCGCAACAGCTCGATCAGCTTGACATCCAGAGGGGAAAGACCGTCGCCGGCCAGGGCGGCGGTTTTTTCATAGCCGGCGCCAAAGAGAAGTTCGCTTTTATCAAGGCCGAAGAAAGCGGCCAACTTCTCCACGGCGCCCATTCTGGGCTCACGCTTGCCGGACTCCCATGTGGATACGGCCTTGTCGGAGACTCCGACGGCGTCGCCTAACTGTGCCTGTGTGAGCCCGCGAGACTCGCGTAAACTCTTGATATTTTCACCGATGGACATAAGCATCACCTCCGAGTTTATGGGTACAGCATATACTAAATGTAGGAAAATTGCAACATCAAAAAATAAAATTCCTACAAAAAGTTCTTGACATCCTACTTATTGTAGAGTATAGTGTGAGGCAGAAGGAGGTGAACGAGATGCAATTCTCACCCAAAATGGCACGGCAATTCGCCGGACTGACACAGGTGGAAATGGCTGAAAAACTGGGCATTTCCCGCGATACTTACAGGCGCATAGAGGCCCATCCTGAGACAGCGACCATCTCGCAGGGAAAGATGATCGCTGCGGTCACCGGCGTAAGCTTTGATACTATTTTTTTTGGCGGCAACTCTACAAAAAGTAGAGTTTCGGCGTAAATAAGACCGCGCCCGGAGGGACGCGGTCGGCAGGGGACTATTTCTTTTTCTTCCGGGAACGCATGGCCCACTCATAGATGGCGACCGGGATCGCAAAGGCGATGACAGTCTCCGCGATGCCAAGCCAAAACTTGGTGCTCGTGACGAGCAAAACGAGGTCGTCCCATGTCGAGGTGGAAGCCTTGACCGGTTCGCCGGTATCAGCGTCATTCCGCAGCACGGGCATTTCAACGTAACCGGAGTCGCTGCCGTCGGATGGCCGACTGTCAGCACCGGTGCGGTCATCGAAGTTGTATGGGCACTGCCCGTTGTAATGCTGGTGGGCCTTGTGGCCGTGGTGGTAATGGTATTCGCCGGTAGAACGGTCGTAATGGCCACCGGCGGCATCGGTTCCTCCGGGATGAGCGAGAGCCACCGTGCAGCAGAGGAGCAGCGCCAGGAGCACTGCAAGTAGTCTTTTCAAAGTATAGCACCTCCCCTTTGAGCAAGTATAGCACGGCGTGGGGGCCGCAAGGAGCTTGCTGACTTCGATCCATTGGCCGGTGAATGGGGCTAAAACACAGATGGCCTTGTCGCCGATGCACTCGAAAAAGGGAAAACGATTATCGCCATCGGGGATGTATCTCACGGGGACATCGGAGTTCTCTTTTGCAAATACGAGAATTGTGTTGGATATGGCAAGCTCGTCTTCGGAGCCGCGCTTCTGTAATCCCTGGCATAGCGTATCCATAGGAACCTCGTAATTGACGCCTAATGGAGCGTCGAGCTGAGGATCGTTTAGGTAAACCTTATCATCTGCCGCATAGGACACAAAAGAGTAATGGGCCGAAGGATCTTTGGGATCCGGATGGTAATTCACGAACAGCTCAAGCCCCTGTTCGAGACAAAAAGGGATAAAAGTTCGCGGGTCTCTCGCGGAAACGACCGAACAATATAGGCCGCGCTTCTGTGCGTATTGGGCAATGAGAACGTTGTAGCAAATTGGCTGCCCGTTCCTGTCGGTACTGGAGACTTGAGATGTGATTTCTTTCAGATTGCTTGGCCGAATTTTGTAATGCTCAAGCAGCATGGCAAGGCAAGCTGCGCCACAGTTACGTCCACGATCAGACTGCCTGCGATGGGGTAGACGGCGAGAAGTGATCATATTATTCGATCTCCTTTCATTTTAGCATAACGCATCAGCGTGGCTGATCACTGGTCAATGCGCTGGTTCCATGGAAGCGGCGTCTTCGAGGACAAGTTCCATTCCGATGAAGTGCACCATGGCTTGAATAAAGCTTTTCATATCTGCTATATCACGATCCTCGTGCTTCCGAGTGTAATGCGCTTCATCGTTGCCGATCCAAGCGGCGCGGCTGGCAAGTGTCTTGATCGATTGCTGCGGAATGAACTTGATAATGCACGTTTTCAGCCATGTACTCTCTATCTCGTCGGTCTTGTCAGGATACTGGTGTTTGCAATAATCCTTGACCAAGAACTCCAGGGCCTTCCGATAACCGATACCGGCAATTTCGTCAAGCCGCTGGTTCTCCGCCTCAAAGGCTTGGTTGTAGATCTTTACGAACTGGGGCGATAAACCTTGAATATTGACATCGAACTGCTGCTCGGAATATAGCTTAGGCCCGCAGTAATCAAGCTGGGGCTGCATAGTCTTACCCTCTGGGTCGCTGTCAATGAAATGAGCAACAAAGGGGCGGCAGCAGTGCGGGCAGGTATAAAGGATCGCGAGGTGTCGTTTACCTCCGTTATCTCTATACCACGAAGTTCCAATTAAGTTAGGTGAAATGGCATAGTGGCAAAGGGGACAGGTTTCTGACTCATCGTAGAAAACCACTGCGTTCATTTCGCCTTGGAACTGGGTAGCGATACTTTTCTCCATAAATAATCCCACCTTTCAGGTTGAGTATATCACATTTACGAAAGACTGGCAAGAAGCCATAGGACAATCCCGGCGGGGCATAGGATGGCAGGAAAGGGGAGTGACAGCATGGCGAAGCGGGAACGGCCGCCTATCACGGTGAAGGCCTATGTGAAGGTGAACGGCGTGGAGACCGATGTGGACACGCTGGACGAAGCCCGGCGGGGCCAGCTGGCGACGGCTATCCAGGTCACGGTGCTGAATACCTTTTTTGCCGGACGTGCGAATTTCTACCCGGCGGAGGCCGGGGGCAAATAATCAACAACAGGAGGAAAACGACATGAAACATGAGACTTTGACCATTTGGAACGCGGAGGACTTCACCCGCCCGGAGAAGCTGGCGGCGCTGCGCGTGGGCGACGAGGTCGCCTTCCAACTCAAGAACGGCAAAGATGCCGCCTTTGTGGTGGCGGACATCGCCGACGGCGTCCTTACCGGCTGCCTTTTTAAGGGCGTGCGGGACATGGCCATGTACGACGGCCGCCGCTGGTGGAACACGGACTATGTGAACTACCCGGAGAGCGATGCCAGAGAACGCCTCAACGAGGAGTTCCTGCCCCTGCTGCCGGACGAGCTGGCGGCACTGCTGCTTGCGCGCACTATCGTACAGACGGTGGACGGCGAGGTGTACACCTGCACGGACAAGCTGTGGCCCCTGTCCGCGGTGGAGGTGTTCGGCAAGGACGCGCTGGACTGGATGCAGCGGGACGATACGCCGGACAAGCCCCTGCCGTTCTTTGCCGAGGACCAGGCACGCCGGAAGACGTACCTGTGGTATGCCTGGCTGCGCTCGCCGGATGCCAGCGGCAGCAACTATTTCTGCCGTGTGGCCGCGTCGGGCGCCGCGTCCACCAGCTATGCCAGCGCTTCGCTTGGCGTCGCCCCCGGCTTTCGCGTCGGCATCAAGGCCAAGACGGCGGAGCCGGCGCAGGACTGATCGAAAAGGCCATCCCCCGGCGCAAGCCGGGGATACGAAAGGAGCAGAGCATGAACAAGAGAAAGAGCCGCGGCGCCAAGTTCGCTGAAGGGGAGCAGGCGGTGTGCCTCACCCCGGCGGCTGCGGAGAGAA